ATCAGTAGATTGATTCCAACTTACACCATAAGCGCCAGAAATTAAAGATGAAGGCATTTTCCCATTGGAATCAAGCACGATAGGATTTGAAGCAGTATTCTGATTAGTAAACCCTACATTCTCACTACTATCAATAGTAATAGCCGTAGATGTAGCATTATCATCAATACCTGTTGAGGTGAAGCCTGCAATAGTACCAGTCATAGTACCACCAGCTAGAGGTAATGCTGTACTCAGTAAGTTGGTTTGTGTAATCTTCTTAGAAACACCACCATCATTAATTAATAATTCTTCAGTTCCTGCTGGGGTTGTCTTTGCTGTTAGTGCTGATACTTTAGTATATGCCATTTAATTGTACTCCGTTACGATGAATGTTGGTATTAATGGTTGAGAAGCTTCTATTACAACATAACTCCCACCTTGTTCTAGTTCTATTTCAAGCCATTGTGATTCAAAAGCCTCATGGTCTCTTTCATATTGGTTTCGCGTGACATACATCATAGCTGTCTTATGCTTCTTCCAAGATGTTCTAGCTACAGTAGGAAACTTACGTATCATAGATACCGTCTTCCCTCGTCTAGCTATTCTATTCTTCTTTGCCATTCAATCTCCTAGGGGTCGTTGCGTCTATGCCATGCTCTAAGTGTAGCAAGTTCATCTCTCATTACTTCAGCTATAGGCTTAAAACTTCTGATTACTTTATCATCCTTTCTAGGTGCTATCTTACCAGTATGTACTTTATAAGTGCTTGATTTAACAAGACTTCTTGAGTCATTAGGCTTCTTACTCATGGCGTGTTTAGGGCTATAAGATGTGCTAGGTGACTTACGCCCTTCCTTAACTGATTTAAGATGTACACCTGAGTATTTAGGAGCTGCTCCCCCACTAGATACTTCTTCTCTTTCTTCTTGTGGATTAATCATATCATCAAGCATAGCCATTAGATTATCAATCTCAGATTCTTCTTCAAGTTCATCAGAGAATTTCAAAGCGTTAGCTTCTCTATATTGAACTTCATCCATCTCTTGGTCATACGCAGCAAACGTCTCAGTTAGCATGTGTTCCCAAATCTCACGTAGCTTAACCTTGAATCTCTCAAGTTCTAAACTTCCACCTACAGAAGGCTCATCAACTGTACTACTTAATATATCAAACATAGTTTTTACCTCTTGTCTTTAATCTCTTATTCTCTCTCAAGTTCCATCTATGTGTATCTGCTGCAAACGAGTCATACTTCTCTCCGAATTGGAAGTTAGTACAAAACGAATGCTCAAAAGAAGACGGCTTGCCACACTCAGGACACCTCTGCTCATCTTTACGATTAGCGTAAGAGACGATATGGTCTTTAGAGTGACCGTCCTTACAAGTATATTTATATAATGGAATGAGATTCTCCTAGATAATTCAGAATAGCCCTCTCATCTTGACAAGGGCTACGCTTAACTAACTAGCTACTAAGAAGCAGGAACTACAAATGCAATACCTGCATCGTTACGTAATTCACCAGTACCGTAAATAGTATCAGCAGTAAACAAATCACCTAAGTATTCTTGTTTGTACTGAGTCTGCGTACGTACACCAACTTGTTCTGCAAATACGATAGCGTCTCTATGGAATAAACCACCAACTCTATCAGTACCAACTGTAGGACAGTTAGATGATACAAACACATCTACACCATAGATTTGACCAATCTTACCAGTTGCAATAGCATCGCCGTTACCAATGAACTGTTGCTCAGTGAAACGGTTGATAGCTAATAAGTCATTAGCAGCTACTGGAGGTAGTATTAGTGAACGATTATCCATAGGAACATCAGCATTATCTAGTGCAAGAATCATCTTACGGATACCAGCATCAGTAATGTCAGTAGCGTTAGTTGAGTTACCAGTGTAAGCAGTAGTACCATTACCACCAATTACAGCTGTCTCCCATGCCGCAGCACCTGAACCACCAACTGTACCACCTTGAAGACCTTCAAACAAAGCAAATAAGTCATCATCTACCTGAGTAGCTAGTGCATAACCAGCATCATCAGTATAGAACTTACGCATTGAAGCAAGAGCTTGAACCTCAGCAATATCTTCGATAAGCTTTGAGTATTCGTAGTGCTTATCGATTGAAATGTTTACTACAGAGTTTGTAGCAGCACTTAGCGTAACTTGTGTATTAGCTGCTTTAGCTGAAGCTGAACCACGAGAAGGCGCAGGAATGTGAATAGTATCACCTTTCTTGCCTTTGTGCGACATCTTCGTTACTAGATTAGCTAGTACCAAATTAGATTTATAAGAACCAATAACTTCATCCGACCATAGTTCAGGGATGAAATTATTAGCGACCGAGGCTGTAGTATTATTAGTACCTAATCCCATATTATTTCTCCTTATTGAGTATTATTATTTAACCCGCCCCTCTGCGTATGCTTGCATTATCTCATCTGATAAATCGGCATACTTAGAAGGGTCGGTTCTTTGTAGTGTGATTAAATCACTTCTACGATACATCTTTTTACCACCAACAGAATCACCTGAAGAGCGAGTTTCTGAACTAGTTTGTCGCATAGCCTTCTTTCGTTTCACTTCTTCTGACTTCTTTACTTCTTGTGTCTTACCAATCATTGATATTTGTTTCCAAGTACCTAGTAATTCATTCGCAGCATTGTAGTCATAAGTAGCATCGGCCTTACGGAATAGTTCAGTACGTATTGCACTATCTCCAATCCACTTCTGGAAGTTACTATCACCAACCACATCCATAAAATCAGGATGTACCGACTCTAGTTGTGTCAAGTTAGCCTGTTGGACCGACTTAACATTACCTTCCCGTGCCTTGATAATCTCTGGATGGTTTTCTATCGCTGAATTTACTGCCTTAGCAGGGTCATCGTAGAAAGTATCTTCAAAACTAACAGGTTCTTCCATTGTTTCAGTAGCTTGATTCGCTTGAGATTGGGAGTCCATTAGCTGTTGTATCATTTGCCTCTGTTGTCCAACCTCTTGACCTTGCTTACCAAATGCTTTTTCAACATTCTGGTGCATGGTTATTACATCTTCCAATGATTTGCCAGCATACTTCTCTGGTGGTTCGTATTGAGGTTCCGCTTGTACTTCTTGCTGAACTTCTTGCTCTACCACTGGAGTTTCTGTTACCTGTGCCACACTTTCTGGTGCGCTATCTACTACTATACTCATATCTATCGTCTCCGCCCCGTAGGGTTATGAAGTTATTGTATGATGGGGCTAGTCTCCTAGATTATCCATCGCTATTTTAGTTGCACTTTCTAAGCTAATTATAAATCCTAGTTGTTGCAACTGACCCTTAGCGTGCCAAAGGTCTTTCTCATCGTTCATAGTGTCAACGTCTCGAACACTAGTCTCCATGTTTGTCATCTGGTCCATTAGGTCTCTCCAACCTTCTGTCTCAAATAAATCTAATCTATCTTTTAAGAACTCTTCGTCTGTCTTCATTGATACATTGTTTCAATAGCTGTCTTAGTAACTCTAGCTCTAGCATTAGCCAGATTCAAAGCAGTCTCAGACTTAAGATGTTCCACTTCTGGAATGTTCCTAGCAGTTTCAGAGTTCTTATTATGTATATCAGCCTTAGTTTTCTCTAATCCCATCATCTTCTCTTGTAATTTAAGAGTCTTCTCTTGGTATTTAAGTTCATCAGGTGCTAATTCCTGAGCTTGAGCATACCACTTAGTAGCTTTAGCTCTTTCTTCTTCAGCCATAGCCATAGTCTTCTCAATATCTGCTTGAGCTTGCTGCATCTGTAACTGCATATGTTGCTGTTGCATCTGTTGCTGCTCAGGATTAGGTTGATTACCTTGAGTTAAGGCAGCTACAATCTGGTCTCTATTATGAATAGAAGAGTTCTGCATCATTGATGTAAGAATCACGTTGAAAGCAGGTGAATCTTTAGGAATCGCTTGCAACATCTGTACCATCTGAGTCATCTCCAGCTCTTTAGCCATGATACCCATAGTAGAATATGGAACAAACTTGTAATCAGCTACAGGGTAACGCTCAACATCGAACTGAATCTTACGCCACATTGATTTATTAATCATTGGGATTAAGAAAGTGTTCTGAAAGTTCATTAATGTACGCTTTTGACGCTTGATACTGGCAGATTGTGCCATGGACATACCTGAAGAGGTAGCTCTATCAGCAGTACCGACATCAGCAGAGCCAGTTCCCATCTGTATCATGTTTTGTAATGAGGCGACCTGAGTAAATGTACTCTGGTCTGTGGTTCCCAAGTCCAAAGGCATTAAAGCTTCGCGTGGTGAACCATTCGTTAGTATTGTTTTACCAGGTCTAACCTCAAACTTGACACCTCTAGGCAATCTAGTAGCGTCAGCTGCCATCATAGGGGTAGTTGTTAGCGCAAGTGAGTCAATTCTAGCTCTCATTTCCGCATCTAATGCTTTTTGTGGATTGTATCCCTTCTCACATACACCTCTACCCCAGAACTTGTTAGGAACTATGTCGTGTTGGTATGCAATGAAAGGTCTATCAATCATCATAAAGGCGTTTTCTTCAGCCCTTAGGATATATTCATCATTAACTAGAGTAACGACAGCTTCGACTAGCTCGTCTTTTTTAGTATATTCAAAGTCGTCTTTATCGTTACTAGCTTTTAAGAATCTCTTAGGCACTAAGCCCCAGTATTCTGTAATCTTTACTGAATCCGACTCATCAGCCATTTTGGTTTCAGGGTCGAAGCCAAAGCGTACGGTATCATAATCACCATCAAGGGGAACATCACGATAAATACCAGACTTAATACCATCAACAACATGATACCTCGGCTTAATGACTTCATGCGCGACACCAAGGGCATCATTGATTGAATTAGCGGATGGGTCAATTAAGAACTCCTTAGGAGAGATAGGTTCTATCTTTACATCAATAGAAGGTCTTTCAGTTAGTTGACGAGTAGAAGTCATCGTACCTTCAACAGGAACTTCAACTGGAGAACGCTCGATATTCTGTTCAACTACAATCTTACCAATACCAGTACCGTAGATAGCAGCATTTAAGAAGACTTCACAGATAGCATCTTTAGCGCCAGTCTTTTCTAGGTCTTCTTGTAGTAAGTTACGTACATATTCAGCATCTGAAGGGTCTTGGTCTAACATATCGTCTTGAATGTCAAACCATTTACCACGACCAAAGGTAGCTTCTTCTAATTCAGCAACTGAAGATTCAACAGCTTGTTGTAGAGCAGGGGAAATAATTCTAGACTTCTCAGATTCTCTAGTTCTATCTGATTGCAGCCACATACCACGCCAAAGTCTGTAGTATTCATCCCATTGAGTAACGTAGTTAATATCACGGTGAGTGCGCCAACCTTCTAACCGATGATTCAGCCATGAAGCTAGGGCTTGATACTTTGTTTCCTTACTATCGAACATAAGTCATTGATTTCCATAGGAATTTAGGCGTAATATAACATAAAGTAAACGTAACAATCAACTAATTTAATCAATAACCTGCAATAACGTCTTCAGGTTCCCATTCTTCATCAAATTGTATAGAGTGAGCGAAGTCTGCAATACACACTTGGTCTATATAGGACAAGGCATCCAGTAGGTCATCGTGTGAAAGACGTGAAGGAAAATCTAGCATCTGTGATATGAAGAATCTCCAGTCTTTATCCTCATTAAAGGTGATTTGTTGGTGTTCCATACGTCCTTGGAGTGACCAAGTGATACGTTCTGCCTTCTTTTTACCACCATGACGCAGTTCATCGATGTGAATAAACCTATCATTGGACCTCATCTCATCTTCTAGGTACGGCATGATAGCGTTTTTCAAAGAACCAGTCTCAATACCAACTGTAGTAGCCTCATTTACTGCAGCAGCTTTAAGAATCTTGTTAGCAGTCTCTTTAATAGACCACCTTCCGTGCATAATATCTTTAACCCACCACTTATCTCTATCAACCTTAACAATAGCAATAGCCGTTTCGTCTAATTTCGATGATTTAAGTCCCCTTTCCTTCTCAGAAGATTCAAAACCAGCAGGGTCCACAGCAATAACGTAGTTTCCTTCCTCAGGTTCAGTACCTTGTAAGAACCATTCCTCTTTAAAGATACCACCAGAGAATGTTTCAAAGGATGCCTCGAACTCTTGTCTAAATGCCATAGATGACATAGACTTTCTAGCAGCCTCAATCTCATCTTCTGGTATATAAGGATTATCTGTAGAGTTATAAGAGAAGACCTCCCAGTCATCATCGTGTTTAGCTTCCATATATAAGTCATAGAAGTGATTCTTACCAGCAGGTGTACCAATAAACATAGCACCACCTCTTACGTCAGCTAATGTAGGACGAATAATCATCTCCCAAACATCAGGTCTCATTGAAGCGTACTCATCCATAACAACATAAGCTAAACCAACACCACGTAAGGTATCAGGTCTGTCAGAACCTTTAAGGAATATCTTTCTACCATTAGTTAATGTTAAACGAGCTGTGTTTTCATAAGCATCAGCAATCAAGTCTCCACCTAAGTCTTTTAACATATTCCACATAATGTCCTTTGCTTGTTGAAAGGTAGGACCAATGTAGAAGACATCCTTAGATGTAGATTGTAAAGCAGTTATAAGTAGAATCCAAGCAGCTAAACGGCTCTTACCAAAGCGCCTTCCAGCAGCAACAACCTTAAATCTAGCTTTAGAGTTGAATATATCTAACTGAGCAGGATGCAATTCCACGTTGAGCGTTCCCATTAACGATTCCCCTTCTGTAAGTTATCTAGAGCAGGTATTAACTGTAAGTTTTCAGGACAATGAAAACCACATACAACCTTACCTCTTAAAGGTACGATATGGTCAACATGATAATCTTCATTAAGATGTTCTTTTAGAAATTGAGCTACTATGTAGAAACGTCTAATATGGTCAAGGTCTACATCTTTAGGAGTAGCTTGCTTAACGTGAGCTTTCCTACGTCTGTTAGCTTCTGTAATATAAGCTCTATTATTAGAACGCCAGTCCTCATTCCTAGTCTTTAATACTTCTTTATTTGCAGATGTATAAGCTCTTTTCTTAGCTAGTAAAGTTTCACTATTCTTATCTCGATAAGCTTTAGCTTTAAGAGCTATAGTTTCTCGATTCTCAGTGTGTCTCTTACGGTTATAAGCTTTCAGCTTTTCTTTATTCTTTTGATAGTAAGCTTTATTGTAAGCTTTTACATCAAAAGGTTCAACATTCAAAGTACCCATTAGTTATCTTCTTCAACTAACTCAGCAATGACAACATCGTCCTTCTTAGTCTTAGGATTCTTAAGAACCTTATCTTTAGCCATCTCTTCAATCTGAGCTGAGGTCCCAACATTAATAATAAGACCATCCTCAGACTTAGTGTGTTTAATCTCTACAGCTTTCTGAGCAGGAACAATTCTATCCATACACATCTTAAGACAATGAACATCACCTTTAAGAGCCTTAGCAATGACAACTTCAACAATCTCTTCTCCTCTGGAGCTTAAGAGTTCTCTAGCAAGTTGAGTGTATTTATTAACAGAACCTTTAGGTCTTCCCTTAGGGTTTAGAACTTGACCTTTCTTTACCAAGTGAGGCATAGTCTTTCTTTTATCATCTACCTTAGTAGAGACATTCTTCATTCTAGCCATTGTTTAATTCTCCATATAGGTTAAACATAATAAACATAGTTATGGTTACTTAAGTAACTTAAGTAACTTAAGTGTCCTAGACCTATGTGTTCTGGACTTAAGTAACTTAAGTGTCCCAGACTTAAGTGTCTTGTACTTAAGTGAATACGAATTTGAGTGTCTTCTTCTCTGTCTCCGCCTTTAGTAATCGTTTAGATTAACTGAAGCAGTTGAAGGATAGTCTAATAGTTACTTCTTGGAGGGTAGTGGAGGTGTCCTCAGAACTCGTGTTAACTTAAGTAGTTAAACTACGCTTTGATTGTAGCTGATAAACAAGATAAAGTAAAGCTAAAACACCTTTAATTGTCTTAAATAATAGTTATCCACAGTATTACCTTAGTTATCCACATAGTTATCCACACTTATATCTATATCTCATTAATTAATTGAATAAACCCAAACCCTATTCACTACGTTCAGAGAACCCTCGCTAAAGCTCGGATTCTTCTCTCGTCTGA